GAACTGAAGAAGTTTCTGATGAAGAGTTAACAGGATTTATTGCTCGACAATTAGTAGAAACATCTCAATCAGTTAAAGCAGTAGCCGGAATATTAAGAGAATTAAATCCAAAAACTTTAATTTGTTATTCTAAAGCAGAAAATGTATCTAGTTTTAGACAGAATTTTGGAAAAATTAAAGAAGGTAATAGAAAATCAGATAATACTGAACAGTTAATCAAGGTTCGTGAAATTAATGATTATCATCACGCCAAGGTGTTCATCGACATACAAAAAGCATTGTTAAACTAGGAAGTTAACAACGCTATTTTTATTTTAGGGGCAGTTTAGGGGCAATTAGAATTGAATATTTCTAAAGCTTTCAAATTCTAATTCTTGTTGTAAGTTTGTTTTATGAATATATATTTCTCTAGTTACTCTTGAATTTTTGTGACCTAATCTTTTTGCAATTAATTCAACATCTATTCCTTTATCAATGCACAAACTAGCGTGAGTATGTCTTAACATATGTAATGTAAAATAAACTGTAGTATGTTCCCTTAAGTATGTACCTATATTTTCTTTTATCCAGTATGTACCAACAGTATTAAAAAATATAATATTATTTTTGTTGTAAAAATCTGATAGAGTAATTGAAAAATTGTTACTGATTGTTCGTTGTGATTCTATTATCTCTAAACATCTTTTATTTAATGATATTCTTCTATTAGAGCTACCAGTCTTCGTTAAATCTATTTCTCTATTCCTATTTAAACTTTTATCTATTGTTAGTATATCTCCTTCAACATCATCAAATGTTAAAGCTAGACATTCGCTTATTCGTAATCCAGTGTTGATAAGGAATTCTACAAGATTTCTATATCTAATATTATGATCTAATTGATCTAAGAGTATATCTATCTCATCTTGTTCAAGATATCTATTATCTTTTTTAGTCTCAACTTTCTTCAAGTCCATTTTATCAAGAAAATTTACATCTTTCAAATAATCAAATTTATATAACAAACGAACATATACTTTTACTCTTCTAAGAACTTCATTATAATATTTATCTGAAGTAGTGCATTTTTCTATTACATCTTTTAAGTATCTAGCATTGATTAAATTTAATTTAATATCATATCCCTTTTTCTTAATTAAATTTATAATAGATTTATTGTTATGCCTCGTGTTTGTTCGGGCATTTTTATAATGTTTTTCAAAAACTATATCTAATCCCTCAAAAAATGTAATATTATTATCTACTACATACCTTAAATCTTGAGCCTTAGTTCTTAGTATTTCTCTTGCAATATCTTCATTTTTTTTACTTTTTTTATCCATTGTGACAGTTATTTTTCTTAGTTTCCCAGAAATATCTTTTACTCGATCACAATATTTTACTTTTCCGTTTTTTTGTTCTTCTATCCACATAGAAATACACATCCTTTCTTTTAAAATATTAAGATGTGTGTTATAATTAACTAAATGAGCGAGGTTCGCTCCACATCTTAAGTAGTTTTGAGAATCCTATTAATATATGACGATATATTAACGCTCAAAATGGACTTACAGTTGACAAAAACTCTCACTATCTTGGCGGACGGGGGAGTTTTTTTATTTTGTAAATAGCTTTTCATTTACTAATGATTGTTAAAATGATATAGTATATATATATATAATTTATGAGAGGTGAAAATAATGAGAAAATTAATTGCTATTATTCAAGTTTTATTTGGATATTTTTTAATGTATTCTATTTTAAAAATTATATTGTTTTTTTTATCTCTATCTTTAATATTATTTATATTTTTTATTCTAATGATATTATTGCAAATTACACCTCATCCGACGAGTCATCAGAATCCATTTGCGTTTGGTCTTGATTTTCGTTTTTCAAATTAGGTGTATTTAATTTGATACCTAATGTTTTTAATTCTTGTTTTAATTTTTCGTTTTTTAATCTCATATTTTCTAATTTTTCTTTATTAATATCGAGTGTAATTTTATTGTTTTCTTCTTTGAAATCATTGTCTAATTTCTTACTTCTTATTTCCTCTTTATTTCTTGCTCTTTCATTCAGGTAAGGTAACAAGCCTTTTATTTTTATACCTTTTATATCAATTTCACCAAAAATCATAGCAATAAAGACAGCTATAGGTTCTTTATTTTCTTGTAAAAACTGTGATATTTCAAAAACTCCAGGACTTTCAACATATATTTTTACTTCAGCTGCCTCATCATCTTTTTTATTTCTATTTATTAATTTAAATAATTTTTCCCATAATTCAGAAGTAACAGGTTTTTGAGTGGATACTTTTAATGGTAAATGTAATTTATTATTTTTAATATATAATGCCGAAATAGTTTTATCAATATATGAACCGAATTCACTGATATCAATAATTGATTGATGCATATTGATGGTATAATATAATTTAGGATTTAATTCTGATTTATCAACTTCATTTAACCAATGTATATTTCTTCTTTTCCTAGAAATTGAAACTTTGAGTTTTTTTGGAAATTCTTCATATTTTTTTAGTTTGGCTTCATATTCATTTTGAGCTATTTGTTTAAGTTTTTGTTGTTCTTCTATACTAATTTCATAGATATCACTAGTAATTACACCAATTAAAAATTTTCTTGAACCAATATAGGGAACAACTACAATATCACCTATATTCATTTTCTGTACAAAATTTTCAATTCTAGATGCTATCTGAGAAATAGAATTATTAGATTTTTTATAGTGTAATGAAAGCTGTTTTTTATAGAGGGATTTATAAAAATTAGATTTATCTTTTTCAATAGCTTTTGGAGAACGTTCTCTTTTTATAACTTTTCCATTTTTATTAGTATAAGTTGTATATGTTTTAACTTCAATTTTTCTATTCTTTATTGAATTTATTTGATCTAAAGTTAATTTATCATATCTCAATCCTATTATACCTGATTTCTTAAAATCATCGTATTCTTCTCCTTTTCCAGCTCTTACTAGCCAATATTTTGTGCTATTAGGAATCTCTAAAATTTCTAATGTTTTATTCATTTATTTCATCTCCTTTTATGATATAATAAAAGAGAGTTTTATTTTATTAAAATTCTTGTTGTATCTCTACACTATCTAGTTTGGTCGCTTGTTAGTGTAGAGTTTTTTATTTGTCTAAACTGGTCGAATTTGACTAGTTTAAAAAGAAAAAGAAGCCTTTATCTAATGATACAAGACTTCTTCACGGTGGGCATAGCCCTCGAATCTGATATCATTATAACATATATTTTATTTACTGTAAATTAATAGTTGATTTATTGAATATTATTTAAATCAACAGTTAATGATTCATATCTAGTGTAATCACCTTGTGTATATGGAGAATCTATATTAAGTGAAATATTTTTAATATCATTTACTTTAGATTTTTTTGCAATAAATAAAATAGTCATTTCTTTTTCTGCTCCAGGTAAATAAGTTGTTTCTTTCCAACCTGCTATATATTGATTTTGTTCAACTTGTTCTTTAGTATCTTTTATTAGTAAATGACTAGTATTAGGATTAATATCAGCATTTTTAGTTAATTTATTCTCAATATTAATTCTTAGAAGTACAGATGTATATTCAGTATTTGCTTCTAATTTAGCAGATTGTAATCGTTGTGCATTAAAAGTATTATCAAATGATAATGTGGATAATTTGATTCCAGTTATTGTGACTTTGAATGCATTATTTTCTTTACTTACACTTGTTTCTTTCTTAAATTTTTCTTCAGAATGAAGACCACCTTCATTGATAATAGTGCTTTGTTTATCATTATTAGATGTTTGAGGAGTAGCTGCAGATTGGGTAGTTGTATTTTCAGTCTTTGTTGAACAGCCACTAATAATAATAGAAGTAGCTAGTACAGAACTTAATAATATTTTCGATTTCATTTTAGTATATCTCCTTTAATATTTTATTTTTCAATAGGAGTAAAGCTATCTACGACCTTACCTACAATGTTGAAATATGTGTCTTGAATATCTGATGTATAGATTATAATATCAGAGTATTTTTTATTAATAGATTTTAATACAAAACGATTTCCATCATTATATAATTTTTTTACATAACTTTTCCCATCATAATCTATAACATAGATGTCACCATTTACATTATCATAACCTTGTTTTAATAGAATTATATCACCGTCTGACAATTCAGGCTCCATACTATCTCCAAATACACGTGTTGCCATATCATATTGCATTAAATCATCACGATCTGTGTAGAATGATGTTACTTCATTATTACCATAAGAATATCCAACACCAGCAGCAACTTTTTCAGTTACTAAAATTTCAGTTAATTCCTTAGGTTTATATTTTATAGAAACTTCCTGAACTGTACGATTCTGAAAATGCAGTAAATTCTTAGCATATTGATACGTTTTATTTTGATTTTCTTCATTGAGTTTTACAACGGTAGTAGATATTTTTTCTATTAATGTATTTTCTACTGTATCAGATTCTCTTGTACGAGGCACATTGTAACCTAATAGCCATGCTTCCGAAACATTAAGAACTTTGGAAAGAAGAAATATCTTTTCATTATCGGGATTGAATTTTCCATTCACATATTGAGATAAATGACTTTTATTGAATTTTATATTATATTTTTCTTGATATGGTTTTGCTAAATTTAGAATGTCTATTTGTCTTAATTTTTTTTCTTTCATAATAAGATTTAATCTTTCAGAAAATGTCGCCATGTATACCACCTCCTTTACCTTTATAATAATAATACCACTAGTTGAACAAAAGTTCAATAAAAAAGTTCAAAGTATTTGAATTTTTGTGTTGACTTTTTAAAAAATATAGAATATAATAAAATTACAAAGTTCAATAATGTTGAACAAAAGATATTAGAAAGGAGAAATAATGAAATTCAATTATGATAAATTATTAGGTAGAATAGTCGAAATTTATGGTAATCAAAGTAATTTCGCAAAAGATATGAAGTTATCAGAAAGATCCATATCTTTAAAACTTAATAATGTTAGACGATGGAAAGATGTAGAAATTAAGTTGGCTATGGAATTATTAAAAATACCAGTTAATAAAGTGCATTTATATTTTTTTAATGAATAAGTTCAATTCAACTGAACAAAATGGAGGAGAAAATAAAATGACAGTAGAATTAACATATCTTCATAATAAAGGAACAGTAGAAGGTGGAATATATAAAGAATCTGCAACCAGAGATACATTTGGTTTGAAAGAGGAAGAGCTAATTAGAAATGAAATCATTAACGTATTAGCAAAACATAATGTTCCATATTGGAAAGCAAAGGTAATTCTTGAAAGAGCTAAAGTATTTCTTAGAAAAGAAGCTATAGTTCAAGAGATTAAATAAGGTGAGATAATCATGGATGTAAATATTATAGGATATTCATTTATACAAAAGGATTATCCAGTAGCCTCACAAATAGATTCTAATATAGGAAATATCATTTTAAATATAGAGGTTAGGAAATCTGATAAACAAGTAACCCCAGAGGATTTGACAAAGATATTAAATGATACTCAAGAGTTTCTTATGAATAAGTATTCTAAGGTTAAATAATGATTGATTATAGAAAGGAAGAGTGAGAATGCTAACCGAATATTTCGGACTTATAAAAAGTGGATTAATGGATGCAATAACAATAGTTGGATATATTTTAATATTGCACACATTAATAACCACTATTCTTTCAGAAATTATTAGTACTTTCAAAGGGAAAAAAGGATGACAACGATTAACGAATTTATAGCATTTATTATCTTTGAGATATGTTACTTAGGATTAATGTTTTATATATTTTATATTACAGACAATTTATCGTTTTTTAAATATTTTTTGTGGAGTAGAAGGAGTGATGGTAATGGAAAGAGAAGAAATTGATTATGCACTTAAAGTGCTAACTAATTATCCTGGTGAAACTAATCCAGAATTAATTGATAATTTAAAGAAAAATATAGCACCCTTAGCAAATGAGATAATTTCTATATTTGAAAGAGAAAAACTTACATTTGAAGAGTGCTACATTATATTAGATTTTACTTATAGATCGCTTAAATATAAATCTCAAAAGGTTAATCTATAATATTTACTGAAATTATTTCGAAGTTAAAGAAAGGAGGAGTGGAGATGGAAGTTAAACTTACTATTACTAATCTAGATGAGTATAAAAAACTTATAGAAAAAACAAAAATACAAGTTGAGAAGTTAGAAGAATGTTTATCTCAACTTGCAAATTTTGAATTTGATGTACTAACTGAATAGTTTATTTCTTACATATTCTGAACAAGCAGTTTTAATAAAATCAGACCATGTAGAAAAACTTGAAATAGTTCTTACATAATTATCTAACTCAATTTCACTGATATTTTCAAAATTACTAAAACTTACATCTGTGAATGGACTATCTTTAATGAATAATTCTAAAGAATCTAAAGAAGTATATTTTTTTAGAAAAGTAGAAGTTAATAGATCTTCGAAAGGAATACTTTTAGTATTTTCTAATTCTTTAGCATTTTTAGTTAGGTTAGATAACTTATTAGAAAACTTTTTTAAACTCATATAATTCACCTCCTTTGAGGTAATTATAACATAAAAACAAGGAGGTAGACAAAATGACAGAAATACAAATTGATTTAGTAGAGTTGAGAAAATTGGATTTATCTTTCCCTTATTTTTCAAAAGAAGAAATCATGAAATGTTTTGATATAAAAGACACAGCATATGACAAATACAGAAAAATGTTTAAAGAAAAAGTTAAAGATAAACATTATCCATCGATATGTTATTTGAAGATGGGTACTAAAGAATTCTTTAATGTATATGCTTGGTTACATTTCTTTTCAAATTTTGAATATTATCAGGATAAAAGATTAGAGAAAAAAATAGTTAGATTTACTAAAAAAACTGTTGAAGAATTTAAAGATATAGGAGTGGCTTAAAAATGAATAACTTAAGAAGAAGAAAATTTAATACTTTATACCTTGTATTAACAACAATAGCTATTTGTATGGCAATTATGACAAGTATTGAATTGTCAAGAATATTCGGAGTATTAATTGGAATTTTAACGATCATATTTGTTAAATTTGATGAACGTAGTGAATATGCATTTCCAGAAGGTGATGAAGATGTTGAAAATTAGTAAAGAGAAGAGTAATGAAGCTATCTTAATGTTTAAATATTTATTCAAAAAAAGACAAGTGCAAACTGGTATATCTTGTGAACGGATATCTAAATTAACTGGCATACCTTATAGCACTATAGGCAGAATCAGATACAATAGTGTGAAAAATATAAAGTTAGAACATATTGTTAAAATAGCAAAAGTATTAGAGATTGATTTAAATGAATTGAAAGGAGAATAGAATGAATAATTTAGAACTATATAACAAATTAGTAGAATTACAAGCCATCCAACGTGATGTAGACAGTCACATGAAAGTGTGGAAGCGTGAAAAGATAATAACAGCATTAAGTGAGGAGTTTCACGAATGGTACAACGCTATAGGATTTTTTAAAATTTGGAAAAAGCATAAGACACCAGTTGAAAAACAACTTGATGAATTAGCTGATTGTCTAGCGTTCGCATTATCATTGCTAAATGATGATGAAAAACATTTTGAAATCGATAGATGCAATATTGTGTTAAATAGAAACACTGAACGACACATCAGATTAATGAGAAATGAAATTGAACATGGTGAGCTATTCTCAAAACGTGTACATAATACTGTTTACAAACAGTCTGTTGGGTTTTCTATCGAATTAATTTTAAACATTGCAATGATTTATTACAGTTTTGAAGATTTATTTGAAGCTTATAAAAAGAAATCATTAGTGAATATCCAGCGACAAAAAGAGGGGTATTAATGATGAAAGATATTGATAAAAAAGAAGTAGGTAGACGGATAAAACAATTAAGAATAAGTAAAGGTTATACCTTAGAAGCATTCGGAAAACTTTTTGGAGCAGGTAAAAGTAATGTTCGAACATGGGAAAATGGCATTTCATTACCTAACAAAGATAGATTGTATAATATTTCAAAAATAGCAGGAATAACTGTGAATGAATTGCTTTACGGAAATACTGAGAAAGATGTTGAAGAAATATATCAAAGGCTTATTAAACTTCCTAAGGAAGATATATTAGGAATATTTAGAAGAGTGCATAATAAATTTAAATTTGGAGGAGAATTGGAATGTTAGTAAATATTGATGATGAGATTATGAAACTAATAGGACCACTTACTGTGGATAAGAAAGAAATAGAAGATTCTGTAAATCAAATATTATTAGCAGGTTTAGCATATGCTACCTACCGTGGATTTAGAAATATAAAACCGAAGGATATTGATAAACTAAAAACAAAATATTTCCACATAGAAATGTTGAAATTAAACAATAAATAAAAAATAGCCGTTTAAAACAACGACTACTTACAAAAATATTCAATTTTAAAATAACACAAATAGGAGGAAATTGCAAGTGACATTAGAAAATATTAATAAACCTAATCCAAAACATTACAAAATTGAACTTAAAAATATACCTGTAATTATTGATGGGAAAGAGGTTATTGTCGATAATTTACAACTTGAAACAAGACATATTTTGAAAGATGTACTAAACGATACTAATTTAACTCATGATCAAGCTTTTTGGTACGGAAATATTGGTAAACGATATTTTAGATTATGTAAAAAACATGATGATCCAACAACGGATATTAAGAAGATAATTCAAGAATCGACATTTTTACTTAGTTCTATTTTAGGTAAGGAATATAAAGCAAAATTACTTGATGATCAAG